TTACCCCTTATATTGCCCCCTTATCGCTTCTTTCGCTTCTCGTATCAGCCCTTGCAGTTCGGTAATTATTTCCGCCTTACCCTCAGCCGAATAGTCTAAAAACAGCTTGTTAGCTTCGTCAACGGTTATCATCTCGCCCTGCCAATCAATAATCGGTTGTGTAGCGTATGCCGCTTGCCGCTGGTCGGCGGGAGATAGCACGAGTATATCGTTCAATTTCATATTCCACACCTCGTACACCGTTGCCGTTTTATTTGCTTCGTAAAAAGTGGCTTGTTTGTCGCTTAAAAGCACGTAGGCGGTGTATCTGTCTTCGTATTTATCCGACGTTTTGTACCCCTCGGGCAGTGCCTTTGCAAAGGCGAAAATGCTGTTATTGTGGATGTAATAGTACATAATTATTAATTGTTAATGTTTAATTATTATTTTTTTGTAGCGGGTAGATAGTAGCGGATAGCGTCTACTCGCTACTATCTACTCGTTACTCGCTTGCGTAAAAGCTAATACCTTACTCGTGTACGGGTTGCTTTCGGCGGGGTATTTGTTTTCATACAGATATGTTGCTATAGTGCTTAGCAAATAACGGTTAATCCTGATGCCTGTAAGGGTAATTACATAGTTGCCATCGCCGTTTATTTCGTAGCTGTATTGCGCATTACCCAGCACCTCGAATTTATCGGCTTCCTGTGCTTCGTTTCCTTTAAATCGGAATCGGTCGCCATATTCGTAGCCGTTGTAATTAGCCACATACGGAATAATCACAAATTCGGCATCCGGCATACAAATAATTTGCACACTTAACTCCATATCGCCTGTTAGTTCGCTATTATGATATACTGAGCGGGTGTGTGTGAAATTTTGAACTATTGCTGCAACATTACGTCCTTCTGATAAACTGAATTGCGCGCCTATTTTCGAACGATACAGCAGATTTTCAAATATATTGCCCATACGATACAAGTCTTTTGTTTCGTTGGCTGTTAGAGGGTGAAACCATTGCCATTGCGGATAATCAAACAGATTATTTGACTGAATGCAAGAAGCAAGATTATTAAGCAAATCGGTAAAACTTATCGGATTATCGTTCACGTCAACCACGTTCGCAACATCGTACATGCTCAAGTATTGCGTTGCATTAATACCCTGCATGGTGTACGACAAAATGGTATTTGTAAAGTTATTGAATTGTGCGATAGATGCTACTTTAAGTGTATTGGTTTTACCGCCTGTTTTCACCCATGCCAGTTTACTGTTATTGCTTATGTCGAGCAAAGCAATAGGCGTATTAGCCGCATTTAAATAAATTAAATCTACATTTTCGCTCAGGTTTATTGACAGCAAAGAAGTATTGTTTACTGCTATATTGGTGATTTTTGTATTATTGCTTAAATCGAGTGATGTCAAATTTGCGTTGTACGAAATAGCCAGAGTAAGCAGATTAACACAGCTGCTTAAATCTATCGTTGCCCACTGGTTAGTATGTCCACTTATGATTGTCAGGACAGGGCAATTTAATAATAATTCGGCTATTTGATTGATATGACACGTCAATGTTTGCAAAGCAGGGCAACCCCGCAAATCAAGTGTACCTGCTATTAGGTTACTGTAACAATTTATAGATGTCAAAAATGGATGATTACCCATTATGAGGCTTTCAATTCGATTAATATCGCAACGGAAAGTACGTAAACCAGCACAACGGCTAACATCTAAAATACCCCCTATCAAACAACCATAGCAATATAACACTTGCAGTTTCGTATTATGCGTTACATCTAACGAGGTAAGCGAGTTACCATGTAAATAAAGTGTTGTTAATTCTGTATTATTTGTCACATTCACTGCCGACAGATTGCAATACGAACAATAAAGTGCTGTTAATGCAATATTTCTACTTGTATCTAACGACACGATAGGGTTGTTAAAACAATACAATATTTGTAATGCTGTATTTTTTGTTATGTCCAATTCGGTTAAACTACTATCCTGACAGCGCAAAATCATCAAGTTAGGAGCGTGACTTACATCTATCGTATTCAATATGGCACGATGTACGGCAGTATAAGCACTGTTAAACTCAACTATATTTCCATATACAGTTACTTTATAAATGCCTGTTGTATCGTAAACATGGTTTACAGAGGCAGCGTAAGTAGCTACGATGGTGGTTTGTCCATCGCCCCAATCTATCTGCTTTGCACCTACAACATAAAAACCTGCAATTAGATTTTCAGCCGTCACTGTATGGGTAAAGGTGATGTAATTACTACCTCCAAAAAAACGCCGTCTCATTTTTATAACTCTCTTAGGTTTGCAATTCGTATTTCAAAATCTCCCTCTTCTAATTTATCAAACGCCAAATGAAATTCAACACTTTTGGCGGGTGCAACAGTAATGGTACTGTCATCGGAGCAATTAATTAAGTGATAAATAATATCATCCCGAATAATATCACCATTTGGCATAGCGATGTTAACAAGCGCACTACGGCTGTTATTCACTATCATGCGCAACGATGCGTTTTCTTTCGGCAATACCGATGGAAAGTTGAAAGCGAGCGTACCTGTACCACCATTTACATTTACGCGCAATATCGGGTTCTCAAGTGTCAAGGGCAAATAATTATTCGCTTCGGTGGTGGCATAGGTGGTATTAATTATACCGCTTAATGCCTGATAAAATTCCTCCTCTGTACCTGTATAACCGCCGTCAATAGCGTATTGATAGGCTGATTTTCCGTCGTTACCCGTATCGCCTTTTGCACCCTGTGAGCCTGTATCGCCTTTTTCACCTTTCACGTATCCGGCGTTGTGCTGCGTATTGTCCGAGAATGTTATTATCAGGTCGCCGACGGCATCCACCTGTACGCCCGACACGCTTACCCCCGTATCGCCTTTTGATGTTTTACCCGTATCTGCCCCGCCTATCCACCAATTGCCGTTTGCTCCGATGTAGGGTGTGGCATTTTCCAATGCGTCGAGAATTGCCATACCAGCCGACCCAACGCGCTCGGCGGTATTCTTTTTCTCGTTACGTTCGTTTTTTATTACCGTCCATAATTGACGGGCTATATCTGTTAAACTCATTTTTTAAAGTTTAAAGTTTAAAGGGAAAAGGAAAAAGTACTTTACACTTTCAACTTTTACCTTTCCACCAAATTTCTATAATTCAAATTCGCAATTATCAAGCACCACATTTACATTCGAAAACACAGCATCGCACCTCGCCTTTCCGTCATTAGTGACATACAGCGGCATATATCCGTATCCTGTGCCTGTTGTAACTATCATCCCCATTCTGTTTTTCGCAGGCTTGCAGGCAGCAGGCAGTGTAAAATCAAAATACCCACCCGCCGAAATCCGCATATATTCCCCTCGCAATTCCACTTTCCCACGCTCGTTAACACGCGCTTGCAGTGTTTGTGTGACGGTAATGTTTGATGCAGGCGTGCAGTTCTGCCAATCCGTGGGCGACGGTATGTTGATAACGACACGCTTCAAGTCTGCCAAATTGATTGTCCCGGTTGCCGAGCATTTCGCTGTACGGGTGTAGAATGAGGGGCGTAATTCGCCTGTTTTGTAAAGCGCGTTTTCGACTGTTTGCTCTATCAGTATTTTCGCATTGTCGGGCGACGCAGCAAAGGGCAACAGCTCGCCGTTGATTACCACCGCTCCGGCGGTACGCTGATTACCTGCCAGCTCCACGCCGTATAGTATCAGGTTGTTGCCATACATGGCTGTAAGCATTTTTATTTGCGACTGCCACGTCAACTGCATAAAGTCGAAAAAACGCTTGTTAACCGGGTAATTTTGTTCTACCGGAATATCAAAGTAATTCATACATATTAATGTTTAATTGTTAATTATTAATGTTTAATAGCGTTTTACTTCGTAAGTAAAACAGGGTGACACGAAATAGCTTGCAAAATCGTAAATAGCTTGCGCGCCGGTTAAATAGGTAGTTTCGGGCACATATATAATAAAATCTGTAACGGTGCGTTCAGGGTCGATGTGAAAAGGGAGATAAGCGGGTAAAACCGATTTTTCGATAGCGTCGTCGTACCCTGGCGTTTTCAAATAATCGACTAAATAAAATGGCAATGCTAAATCCTCACGCGGTTTTACATTTTCGATATAAATACCATCATCGTTAAAGCGAGCGCGTAAGGCTATCTCTACATTGCGCTTGCCGGTGTTGTATTTCAGCAGAAAATCGGTTTCCGCGCGCGTGTTTTCAAAGCGGTAATACGTTTCTCTCAACGGCTCAATAGCCGCCGAAAGAAAGGCGTAAATACGCGCTTTGCGCAATGCCGGAGGCAAAAGCAACAATACAAGTTTATTCCAATCGACTTTAAAAACACTCATTCAGTTACGAGTTACAGGTTACGAGTTACAAGTATTTAAAATTTTTCATATGTTACATACAGGTCTACATCAGTATCGCAATGTATCGCGCCACTGTAAGGCTCGTATTTATCGGCTATCTCGCTCAGATTACCACCATTTACACCGGCATACGCCGTCCGTACCGTTGCCACTCGTACACCATTGCCTTGCTGTGTCATTAAGTATTGCTCCAGCATCGACGGGTAAAATACACCGTTCCATTCCAATGCGTTTAAATGCTGTTTAACGCCATCGGCAACTGGATGTGAGCCGTCAAGAAATTTCATACCGTTAGCGTCCAGTGTCATACCGTCGTAGCGTATAGTCATATAGAGAACTAAGCGGTCGGCTGGTGCTGATATAGCGGATATGTTTACACCCGCGTCGGCTACATCTTCCATGTATGCGTCAAAGGCTTGTTTTTCGTCGCCGGTAAGCGGCGAGCCGTCGGCTTTTGCCACTTTCACAATAAGTGTGGGTTTGATGCTATCGGCTTTCGTTACCGAGCATTTTTTTACAATGCGTTGCGCTTCTATTTCGTCGTCTGTTAAAGCGTCGTTATTGTATTCGGTAATATCATCGCGCCACACGCCCCCAAATTGGAAATTTAAAGCCGCCAAGCGATACCAGCCGAGCGTATGCGCCCGTTGGTTTTGTATTCTTTCGTCGACCGACGAAAGAAAAATATCAAACAGGCTTTCGAGCGTCCATACGGCAAAGGCAACGACGTAAAAGAATATGCTTTCGAGGCTTACCTTTGAGAATTGTTGCTCAAAAGTCAATCCGGGCGTAAGGCTGTATGCGTTTTGCACCGCCTCGTAACTTATAAAGAGGTCGGTAATCGTTTGTTTTATTTCGTCTATCGTGCGTGCCATATTTTTAGAACCATGAGTCAAGAACCAAGATTCAAGACCTTATTTTTTTATTCAAATGTATTGTCGAATGTGCTGTCAAAAATCCGACTATCGCCCGGAGTACCGGTTATTGCGGTTGCCGGAACAATGTTGTTTATTTTATAGTAATTTACTATCCTTTTATTCAGTGGTTCGGGTATCGCTAAAGAAGTACCAGCGACAAGCTCGCCGGTTATCGAAATATCGTTTGCCTGAGCGATAGGTATAACCGCCTGTGCATCGCCGCAATGCTGCACGGCAATATCAAAAAGCGTTTGCCCTTGTTGTACTGTGATTATCATATCAGCCCCTCCAACCTCCCCCAAAGGGAGGCTTTATTGATTTTGACTTCGCAAGCCGTCGAACGCTAAACCCAAACAAAATACAACCGGATATCAAAATAACATACCACCACGCCGGTAGCTTTATTTTTTCCTTTGTCGTCTCGCTGGTAGTGCTTGCCGTATCCGTATCGCTGGTCGACCGGTCGGTTATTGTCGCCTCTTTTTCCGACACTGTTTTTTGTTCCGTTTCGGCGGTCGTAGTAGCTGCTTTGGCGGTCTGTTTATTGCGCTCTTTTACAACTATTTCCGAAATGTGCTGTATCCCGTCGGCGTTTGGTTCCGATAGTTTTATAACCGTTGTTGTTTCGCTTACGTTTTCGGTGATTGCTTCCTGATGGGCGACTGTCTCTCTCGCTTCGTCCTGTTTCGTTTCTGTGGTTTCCGCCGAAATATCAAGCATTACCGACTCTTTTATAGCCGTATCGGTCTTAGTGGCTTGCTTTGTTGTTTTGCAACCCGAAAGGAGTAATACGAATGCTAAGAGTGTGTAAATAATTGTTTTCATCCTTTGAAGTATGTTATTTTTTTATTGTCGTCAGTTTTATGCCAATCGATATGACACCAAGTTGGTGCGGATTCGCCATCTTCCAATCGAATAGGAAACGGTAATTTATTTTCGTTTACCTCAATTGTTTTTCGCACCTCATCGGCAGTTAATCCGGGAATAGAAAAATCAAAACCGTTTGCGGTAACGTGCGCCGACAGATAGGCGACTTTTTTAGAACTTACTAAACTGCATAAGTTGCAGCGGATTCCGCGTTGCGAAAACTGACCGCCTACGTTCCAATTATTTATAATTACGTTTTTATCAGAAAATAATTCCTTGATAAAGTCGAGCATTGTAATAAAGTCATCGGAAACAAACATCCAAGCCTTTTCGCCGAAACGGTCGAAAACATGCTTACAAACCAATTCGGTTATTTTAAAGTATTTACTTTTCTTCATCGCAATTTTTGTTTTTTTGTATTTTTGATTTGTAACTGTAGTCAATGCCGAAAACCGTCCCGACAAAGGTTAGTATTTCGCCGAAAGCAATAAGCACCGAGTTATCTATTTTTCCAACCGGCGGAACGCAAAAGCCTGCTATTAAAAGACCACACCCTACAATTATCAATAAGGCAGATATAATGAGTTGAAATTTTAATTTATTCATTTGTTAATAATTGGCATTAATTTGTATATCTACTTTACCCTCGGGCGTCGTCTCTATTTCCAGGTGATTTATTTGGAAGCCGTCCGCTTCCAGTTGCTTGCGCATCTTATGCTTATAAAGCAACGTTTCACTCGACAACAGCATCGACGCAATACCTACGCCTATTTGCGGGTGTTCTTTTATCTCGCCAGGGTGCATATATATCAAAAGAGCCTTATTTTGCTTTTGTACATCATCTACCACCAGCCCGCCGGTTATCATCCCCGAGCTATTACGGGTTACTTTTATATCCAGGTCGCTCGTTTCGCTATTCAGTGTTATTGCCGTTCCTTTCATTGCCTTACTTTTTCATTTGCAAGCTCTGAGCTTTTCGTTTGCGTTATCCCTTGTAATGCCCAGGTAGTAGCTGCGAGTTTCAAAGCCGCCCCGCCGTCGCCCGGTGCTGTTACCCATGCCGAAAAAATCTGTTTAAGGGTGTTTAAATCGCTTTCAAGTGTGTTTATTTTCTTCGTTAGTTCCTCCAGTTTTACCAGCCCCCCCAGTTTTCCGTCGTTAAATACAATACCCTCTTTATTCATTCTCACGGACATTGCACCAGTTCTACAGTACACCTCGTCGGCAATGTCTGCTTGCAAAACAAATAAGTTATTGAAGTCGCCCGAGAAAGAGCCTACCAACACCATACTGTCAATAGCCGGAATTATAGTCATCTTAGTCTCCACCAACTCCCAGCCAGTCTCCACATTGCCTATTGCAATTTTATTTACGTCGGTGGTTGGTTTCAGGCGTACACCCGTTAACTCCAACTCGTCAACCATCACCGTACAAGTATCGCCCTCTACGCTTACCACCTGAGCGGTAAAAAATGCGTTACCCCTGCCATTTTTCAGCAAGTCAGAAAGTAATTGTACTATTTGCGCCCGTTTATCCATATCTCTTATTTCATTGCCAGCCGACGACCCAGTTCCACCGTACGCACACCGCCCGACTCGCTAAGTTCCGTTTTTACCGCCATTACATAATATACACCCTCTTTATACTCGTAGTCCTTATCCACTATCCGCGCGCTCCAGGTAGGCTCTACGTAAGGAATTAACCAGCTTGTTACATTACCCTCGTAACCCGTGTACGATTTGTATTTTAACTGGTTATTTGCCAGTTGTTGCAATGCTTTTTGCGATATGGGAAATTTTACGTCTATCTTGTCCACATCGCCTCCGGCTTTGCCCGCCGTGGCTTTTATTTTTTTGCCGTCAGCCCCCACGCCGTTAGCCACTACCAGCAAAAGGCGGTCGCTCTCATTACGGTATTTAAGGCTCGAAACCTCGATGTTTATCGCAAAATTGTACACCACATCACCGCCTTTTTGTATGTATGGCGGGTGCACATTCAGGCGGTTGTTTCCAGTAATATATATTTGCCCCTTTGTGGCTTCTTTTAGCTTGCTGAGCACATTAAAAACCGTATCGTTCGGGCTAATGGTGAACTTATCAAAATAGTGCCCCTCGGTGTCTATCGTACAGTCCAGCGAAAAGCCCAAGGTTTTAGCACAATAAGCCGCCACATCTCGCACTTTACAATTTACAAACTCTTTAGGCGCTATTGCCTTACGCGTTAAGTATATACTATCTTCGCAGTTTATCGTCAGGCTATCGTCGTCCGTGTCAATGCGCCGTACATATCCCTCAAATTCCGTCACCAGCTCATCATCGTAACCAAATTTAATGGTTACGGGGTCGCCCGCCTTAATATATTGCTCGTGGTCTAACGTCTGGTTGTAACCAACACCGGGCAGAACGATAACAGCCGTTTGCGCCAGCAAATCGACCGACTTATTAATTTCGACCGACTGGAGCAAGCCCAGCCGATATTTACCTATTTGTATGTCGTAACCAATGTCGTACACTTTATTTCACTTCAATAAAAAGGTTGTAACTGTCATCGCTGAGGCACGAAAGGCTATAATTTTGCACATTTGCACCTTTGCTGAATGGGAGGCTGTAATCTTTAATTACTATTTGATTGACGTTTAAAAGCTGCAACAACTCGTTTTGCACCCCGACAGCCCGCCGCTGGCTGATTACCTGGCGGAGCTTTTGTATCTCTGTATCTGGATACTTATTTATGTCGGCGTTTACAAATGTGCCCTCAATAGTTATTTTTATATCACCCTCACTCCAGCGTTCCTTGATAGTGCCGCGCCCTGCCTGTTTTGCTACATTACGCGTTATTATCACGTTTTCGCCCTCTACTGATACTAACGGCTCGTAAGGCAAAAGCCACCAGTCTCCGCTTGCCAATTGGAACGAAAACGGCATTGTCATTGTTACTTTTTGTCCGCTCTCTACCAGCTCCACCACTTCACGCAGTATCACATCGCTACGTCTGAAAAAAGGATTTAAGGGAGTCATTTTTTATTTACCATTTATTCATTTGCCATTTACCCGCCTACTTGTAACCTGTAACTCGTAGCCATTACTACATATTTGCCGTTACCATTAATAGCGCGCTGGATAATTCCTCCAGTACGATGTCACCCGCTTTTTTAGCCCCCTCGCGTATACTACCGGCGTTTACTGTCATATTATTGCCCATTTCTTTTACATTGAACGTTATATGTGTTGTTTTTGAGCCGCCGGTCGTTATGTTGTTAGCCGTTGTGCCGCTTTCGCCCGTGGGAGTTCCACCGGTGCCTGTACTGCCCGAACCGCCCATCCCCTCCATACCGGGAACGCCAGCCGTCGAAATACCGAGTTTCGATTTCAAACCGTTGGTAACATCGGCAAGCGTGGTATCATTCCACGAGAGGCTTTGTCCCGCTTTTTTAAACGCCCCCATTGCTTCGCGCCCCAGGTCTACAATATTTTGCGCCCCGTCGGTTATTTCCTGTTTGCGGCGGTCGGTGTCGGCTTGTATCTGGGCTAACATTTGGTTGTTCTGCGTGCTATCTCCCAGCCCCAAAGCCTCCTTAAACCTGTACCAGCCCTCCTGTATCTTATTCAAGCCTATCATCAAGCCGTTTATCATCGTATTAAAATAATACTTGATACTCTCAACATAGAGCTGAAAAATAAGCTTACAGCCGTTTATCGTATTTTGCCAGGCTTCACCCCAACCGTCTATTTTAATTATCAGAAAAGCAATAACGGCAATAAGAGCCACTACGCTCGCTATTATCAGCCCTACGGGGTTAAGAGCCATTACAGCGTCTAAAATGCCCTGAGCTATTACCCATGCTTTCGTCGCAATGGTTATTGCCAGCGTAACCGTTTTATAAGCTACCAGTGCGGCGGTTGCGGCTATTATAACAGTGCCTAAAACCCTATGCTGGTTATACCACCTTTCGAGCCTGCCTACTACCTTGTCGATAAAAGTCCCCGTGTCGGTAAGCAACAAGTTAAAAGCCTTTATAGCGGGTAATAAATAAGGCTGAATAATATCGTAAAGAGCCAGTAACTTGTCGTTGATATTTGCCATTGCCAGCGACCATTGACCGCCCAGTGTTTGGCTCATTTTTTCGGACATACCGTAAAATTGTCCGCCCTCCTGAGTGGCTTTTTGGAAAGCCTGGGCGACCATTTCCGCCGAAATTTTACCCTTACCCATTTCCTCTTTCAGTACGCCGACACTTTTACCCGTGTCTTTCGACATCTGCAAAAGCGGGTTAAAGCCCGCGTTTATCATTTGGTTGAGGTCTTGCCCCATCAGTTGCCCCGTTGCCGACATTTGCGAAAAGGCGAGCGTCAGGCTGTTTAGCTTACCCTTGTCGCCCATTGCTATTTCGCCGATAGCCTTAAGGTTTGGCATTATTCGCTCTTGGGCGATACCAAAGCCCGCCATTGTTTGCACAGCGGCACTTAAGCCCTCTTTGCCGTAAGTGGTTTTGCGGGCGTAAGCGTCGATATTATCAACTATCTTACGGGCGTTTTCCTCCCCGCCAAACAAAACCTCAAACGACGCGCCGCGCATTTCCTCGTCAATGCCCAGTTTAAGAGCCCGACCACCTACAATGCCGGCAATTGTAAGCGGGTTAAAAATGTACTGGGAAAAAGGAATATTTCGGAAAGCCGCGCCCAGCCTTTCGCCTATATTGATAGGTTGGGCGTTGAGCCGTTGTACCTCGCGCCGTAAGTTCTGGGCTTCTCTCTTCCGCTCTACCAGCGAACCGCCAACGCGGCGTAACGTTCCCGACATTTGGTCGCGTAGGTTAATAACGTATGTAAAAACATTGCTCATTTTTTCTCGGCTTCTTGTTTCCGTATATATTCCAGTGTCTTAATGTGCATAGCCCACTCGTCGTCGGTTAGCGTGTCGGGGTCTATATGCAGGTAGTAGCGCAGTTGTCCGTCGAGTATGCGGATAGCCTCGCGCCTTTCGTCAACCTCCGCTAACCTTAAAGCTTTTCCAGCTCGGCGTCTTTAACCTGGATTAAATCGCCTACTTTACCCACCGCCGCCATAAACAGTTCGTCGTCGGTCTTTATCTCAGCGTCGCCACCCAGCCAGCAGTTTTCGAGTATTGCCTCCGAGCCTCCGATAATGTCGCTTTTAGCTATTTTCGTCATTGCCAACGACAAGGTACGGCGGTCGGGATTTTTCAGATAAGCCACTTTGTCGCCGATGGTGAGCTTATGCACCGTTTTGTATTGCTTTTTCCAGCCCGCTATCTGCTCGGGCGTAGGATTGATAATATTTTCTTCCATTGTTTAAATGCTGTTTAATTACAATTAAATTCCGAATGTATCAAGCGCCACATATGGCAACTCTATCTCCATAAACTTATCGCCTTGTGCCATCTTTTCTTCGATGTCGGTAAACTCAGCACCCAGGATTGAAATAGTCCTTATTTTTGCCGAGTTCTCGGGTACATAGGCGATAATAATGTCGGTTTGTATATCCAAGAGCGAACGAGTGCCCGTCGCTGTTTTAAGGGCGATTATTTCGCTCTGTGTAAACAGGAGTGAACCCGTGTAGGTTTTATTGCCCCGCTGTATGCTTCGCGGCTTATTACCTTTGGCGTGCAAAGGCTCTTTTTCCTGGCTCTCTTTGTAATTTATACTACGAAAGCCTTTTATTTCGATACCGCCCACAACCAGGCATATATCAGCCCACTCGTACTCGCGTCCATTAATTAAAAATAAATCACTTAATGCCATAATCTTAATTTTGTGTTACTGTGAAACCGAGTAAAACGTTTATGTATTTGGCGTAACCGTGTGGACGTACGCGGAGCTCAGCGCCAACCCTATTTGTAGCCAACACATTTATAGTACGGTCTATCTTGCAGGTTACGCCGCGGTCGGTTGAGTCCGACGGGTCGGTCGATAGTTCGCCGTTTGCCGTCATATTGGTAACAATGGCGTTTTCTACTGCCAGCTCGAAAGCGCGGGCGTAGGTCTCTATCATTGTACCGTTGGTGTTTACAGGTATCTCGTCGATTAATTTCTCTATCAATACAGCATAGGCAATACGATAGGCTTTGTCAATCACACGGCGGCGGGTTATCGCGTTGTAGTCGTCTGTTGGCTTTGTTGCCAGCGGGTCGCCGGCTATGTAGTAGCCCGATACACCCGTAAACGTGCGAAACGTAATATAGCCTTTGTTTACCAGCGTTTCAATATCTGCCAGCTCTATAGGTTTATCGCCTGCATACAGCGCGAGCACATTGAGCGCTCCGTCTTGCACCCGTCCGATATTACGCTGAACGGACGAAGCTGCTATACGTCCGGCAATCAAACCTATAGCTTGATTGGCTGAACCCGCCGAGCTCGCGCCGATAACCACGCCTACACGGTTATAACCTTGCTTTGTCATATCTTCCAGCGCCTCGGGGTCGCCCTGGTAATTCAAACCATCTATCAGCGTGAAAATAGGAGCAAAACGCACCTCTGTAGCCCAGTTGCCCAGCTCTTGCGCCGCCAGTTTCGAGGCTTCTACGTCCGACGATAGCCCGTTTTCTATATCAGGCTGAGCCCCCGCCTTTTTGGTAACGATAAGCCCCCGTATCTCGCCATTTGTAGCCTCTATTACATTGCGGGCGTAGGGGTTTGTTTTTTCCAGCACATCCGACATGTGCAGTGTATCGGGATAGCCGACGAGGTAAACCTTTGTACCCTCCTGAGCCTCTTTGTAGAAGTCACTAACCAGCTTTTCAATTTCGGGGTTATTATCAGCCGTAATGCCCATATTTTCCAGGTCGCCGTATTTACGCAAAGCATAATGTTGTGCCAGCGTGAAAGTGTCAGCCACCGCCACCGCCCCGACAACCACCAGGCAAAGCAAACTGTCAGCGCTGGCGATAGCTTGCCCGAGCGCGCCGTTTCCGTAATCTATTTTTACATAAGGTAATGTTGCCATTGTTTTATTTACAATTTATTCATTTACAATTTACTATTTGTTAGTAGCGGGTAGGATAGTTAAGCTACTCGCTATCCGCTACTATCTACCCACTACCTACTTATTGTAGTTACTGTGTTGTCTTTTAGGGTTACGGCGTGCTTACGTGCATCGTTTTCATTGCCAAATGGCAAAAAATCAGAGGTAAAATAAACAGCATTTAAAGCCGAGTTTTTCGTAAAAATATCGTTCGCTATTTTGGTACGTTTTTCGGCGTTTGCCTTTGGCTCTTTTGCATTACTTGCAGGCTTATTCCCTTGCGTTTTAGGTGTTTTGCTTTTGCTTGTAGTATCCAGCGGGGCACTCTCTTTACCAGCTCCTTGCTGACTATCGCCTTGCCCTGTTTGATTTGTATTTTCTTGCGGGTTTGTATCAGTTGCGCCCTGCGTTCCCGACGGTTGGGCATTGGGGTTTGTTCCTGGTTGTACCGCTGTATCTCCAGCCTTAGCCTTTGTATTAGTCTTTTTATCATTTGCCATAATAATACTATTAGTGATTAGAAAATTAGCCCCTCCTTTTGGAGGGGTTGGGGAGGCTTTTACGCAGCGGTGTCGCTGTAAATTGCTCCAGCCGCTTTTTTGCCTAATGCCATCGCCACAAAACGAACCTGAGCGCCCACCAGGTTACCCCGATAAGTTGCAAAATGCCTTTCCGCCTCCGCCGTTACAGTTCCGCGGGCTCTTAGTGTTCGCGCTTTGTAAAAAGCGAATGAGCTCGGATTGCCCGCAAGCGTTCCGTATGGATTTTTTTCGCCGGTGGCTGGGTTGTAGGTCGGGTTACCCGTGTGGGTATAGATTTTGAAACCGTCTATCTCCTTGTCGCTCATCATCGCCTTGTAAAGCTTGATATTTTGGTTTTTCAAGTCAGCTTTATGCTGAGGGCAAAGCACAATTACACGCCCCTCTTGTGGTATGTCGGCTTCGTCAAAAGCTAAGGATAAGTTTGTAATATCCTCAAAAGTCATTGCTTTATAACCCTTTGCATTTGCCGCGCCTGTGGTTTTCAAAACGGGTGCATCGGCTGTATTGCTTTGGGGCGATAAGTTGAAAGCCCCCGATTTTGAGCACTTTGTGCGCAATGAGTTTACGTGTTGACCCATTACCGACTTTGTTTTTTTATAGTCTACGTTCATATCCTCCACATTAGTTATGTGTGTCGGTTTGGTGTCGAACGTGGAAAGCTGGGCGGTGATTTTATTATCCTCGCGGCTTACAGGCACTAACGGATAGGTAGTGTTGTTTTCCAATACTTCGGGGTCGGCGCCTACTTCGGCAAGGTTGATAGTGTCGTACTTGACCATGTGGTCGTAATCTTCCAACTCGTTTAACCACGAGTCGTCCGGGTAAAAAAGCTCAATGAATACTGCTAAAAATAAATGAACTACGTATGCCATAATTTTAAATGTTTAAAATGTTAATTACTTGTTGTTTTTGGTGTACTCCTGGAGAATCCTGTCAAATTCGGTCGGGTTTTCGTGCTGTAGCTTACGCAATCCGTCGGGGTCGTCTTGCGACCATTTTAGATAAGTCCAGCTCGCACGGTCGCCAGCCGTTAGGTTTGTTTTTGCCGCCATATCTTTAAGTGATACGGTGCTTTCTGTTTTTTTGGCGTCGATTATCGCCTTTACATTGTCGAAATTGTCGCCTTGTGATAGCTTCACATATTCGCTCTTTTCTGCCTCGGTTATTTTGCCGTCTTTTACAGCCTGAGAGAGATAAGCGTCGACCTGTGCCGCTTGCAGGGTTTTAATTTTGCTGTTTAATTCCTCTATCTTGTCATCCTTTTCCTGTACGGCGAGCTCTATTTGCTTAGCCGTTGGGGTTGCAGACAAACCGAGGCTTTGACGGGTTACAGCCGTCAGTACGATAGTTTCCTTTTCGTCCATTGTCTTAGTTGTTTGATTGTTATTTAAAAAACTTAGTTTTAATTGCTCAAAAGTGATTATCTCGCGCTTTTCGTTATACAGGCGTACCGCTCCCGCATCCGATGGTATAGGTGTAATACTTGCCTCCAGTAACTCCCAGTCTGTCAGCACATAATCGTCGCCTATTTTTTCCATTTGATAAGGAATAAGACCAATAGACGCACCCCTCAGAAATTCGTCTTTTACCTCCTGTGCTTTTTCTGCCGCAAAAGCATTTTTAAGGTTAAATACAGGCTTAGCCATCATTACCCCGTTTTCGACGCGGCGGTTTTCCCAGCGTCCTATCAAATGCTTTGTATCATGGTCGTATAACATCACGGGGTTTGCGTCGAAACGCTCGTAACGCCCGCCCGCCAGGTCTACACGAAAACCCTTTGTATTTATCCGGCTACTATCCGAAAGGGTAAAATCTTTCTCGGTCTCCGGGGTTTCTTTTTTTTCTTTTTCGTCCATTGTTTTACTCAATTACACCGCAAACTTACCGCCCTCGAAACAGCTTGCAAAAAAGCTCTGTTATAATGGCATAACTTTTTTATTATCAGTATTTAAACCCTCAATTTTGCCCTATTAATTAATGTGCTGATGTGCCATGAAAATAATTTGCCGATAATTGGCAAATCGGCACATTAGCATATTGGCATATTGTAAACGATGGGTAAAACTTCAAAACAGGACACAAAAAAAAAGAACGCGAAAGCGCTCTTTCTTACAGGTCAGTATCAGCAAAAAGAAATCGCCGAGTTGGTGGGTGTAAACCCTAAAACAATTACACGCTGGGTAAATGCTGAAAAATGGGATTTAGAACTGGCGAGCCTGACAATAACCAAAGAAAAACAGCTCGCCCGATATTACGCTCAGATAAACGAAATAAACGATATTATCGCCAAACGAGACCCAGGGCAACGCTTCGCAAACAGCAAAGAGGCTGATGTACTCAACAAGCTATCCGCCGCCGCTCAGAAACTGGAAAGCGAAACGGGCATACGCGATATTGTCGACGTATCTATCGGCTTGCTTGAATGGGTGCGAGGTTTCGACGTAGACAAAGCAAAAGAGTTAAGCGACCTTTTCGACGGGTATATCAAAACTAAATTGTAGGTATGGCAAAAATAGCAGACAAACAAGCTTTTAGTAACTGGGAGACGTACCGCGAAGCACTCAAACGAGCTACAGTAATAGATATAGCCGAAACTTACGCCCAAAAGCAAGCCCGCATTAAACGCCTGGAGGCTGACCCCGAGGCATGGTTTGCCTATTACTTGCCTATGTACAACGCTTACGCGCCCGCCCCGTTTCACATACGCTCTACAAAGCGCATACAGGGAAACCCCGGGAGCGAGGTAAAAGGCGAAGCGCGTGAGCGTTGCATACGAGGCGAGTGGTTCGAAGTCGACGCCTGGGCGCGCGAGCTGGCAAAATCCACACAGGCTATGAAAAACGTTTTAATGCTGGTACTCACTGGTAAAAAACGTAACGTTATTATGGTCTCTAACTCCGAGGATAACGCTAAGCGGCTTTTAGAGCCTTACCGCGCCAACCTGGATAGCAACCAGCGTATTATAAACGATTATGGCGTACAGCGTTCATTTAAGTGGAAAGATACCGAATTTAAGACCCGTAAAGGCGCGTCTTTCCGTGCCGTTGGTGCAGACCAAAGCCCGCGCGGAACGCGGAACGATGCAGCCCGACCCGACGTTATCCTGATTGACGATATAGACACCGACCAGGATTGCCGCAACCCCGATATAATAACAAAACGGGTTAATTGGATTTTCGGAGCGTTAATACCTACGCGGGCGGTCAATGTGCCGCTGCTGGTGCTGGTATGTGGCAACATCATAGCTGAGTATTGCTGTGTTACTGAGTTAATGAAAAAAGCCGACTATGTGGATATAGTGAACATTCGCACAAACGGCAAGAGCTCATGGGAGGCGAAAAACAGCGAGGACGACATCGACCGCGTACTCAGTACTATATCGTACGCGGCGGCGCAAACCGAGTATTTCAATAACCCGCAAACCGAGGGGCGCGTATTTAAAAAATTAAACTGGGGCAAAGTGCCGGCACTTCGCCAGCTGGAGCAATTAATCGTTTATGCCGACCCAAGCCCCTCCAATGCCGACGTAAAAAACAATTCTTACAAAGTAGTCGCCCTGATGGGGCGCGACAAGCTCGGCGTAACATACGTTATAAAGGTGTTTTGCGAGCAAACCACTAACGCCCGCTTTGTACAATGGTTTTACGATATTTACGAGCTTACAAAGGGCGTGCAAGTGTATTACTACATCGAAAATAACAGCCTGCAAAACCCATTTTACGAGCAAGTATTTATACCGCTTTTTAAGGAGATAGGACGCACAAAGGGCTATATCGTGCCTATACGCCCCGACACACGCAAAAAACCCGAAAAATTTACCCGTATAGAGGGAACGCTTGAGCCCGCTAACCGCTTGGGCTTACTGGTATTCAACGAACGCGAAAAGGACAACCAACACATGCAAACGGTTGTAGAACAATTCGGGGTTGTTTCGCCAACCTACAAAGGAGCTATCGACGCACCCGACTGCATAGAGGGCGGATACAAAGTATTAGACGAAAACCTGGCGCGACGCCAGGGAACATACAGGACACAACAACGGGCAAACCGCCGTTTTTAAACAGTAAATAGCGAATAGCGAGAATAGAATTTATAGAATTTACGGAAGTTAAATGAAGTTAGTAAATTCTGTAACTTCTGTAACTTCCAGATAAATAGTAAATAGATAAATCGTAAATTAAAAAAGCATGTTTGTAGAAATTGACGAAATGCGCTCGGTAATGTACAGCTACCAAATGGGCGAAATAACCGAGGGCGACGATACAATAGTCGTGATGGCTATAAAATCGGCTGTGTCCGAAATAAAAAGCTATCTAAACCCGAGCAACCAAAAACAATGGCAAGATGGGCGACCGCTTTACGATGTTGCTAAAATTTTCGGAGCGGTGGGCGACGACCGCGACCCCCTTATTTTGGAGATTTGCAAAGATATAGCCTGTTACCGTGTTTGCCGCCTGGCAAATGTCGATATTATACACGAACACGTAAAGGAACGGTACGACCGCGCTATCGACTGGCTCGGCAAAGTAGCAGGGATAAACGGAGCGCCTACACTTACGCCCGATTTACCAACAATAGACCCCGACGCCCCGGGCGGCGACGCAAATAAGAAGCTTTTCCGCTATGGTAGTCGCCCAAAATTTAACCACGAGTAAAAAAAACAGTAGAAAGCAAAAAGGTAAAAGTATAAAGTACTTTTTCCTTTCTCTTTTTTCCTTTAAACTTAAAAGATATGAACTTTCACAACATAGCACTTCGCACCCTGGCAACACTCCAGGCTAAAATAAACAACGGGGCAAACTTACGGGACAAAAGAGGAAATTACGCCCCCATGACTGTACGCAAGTCGGTAAGCATGACACGGCGAGACATCGCCGACCTGCAACGGGCGCGCGAGCTGGCACTTACAGCCAATAACCCAAAGCAATATCTTTTACAAGATATTTTTACTATTGTTTCGGACGACCCGCACCTAACGTCGCAAATAAATAACCGAAAAGAACAAACCATCGCCGCGGGATTCGAGATGCGTACAGCCGACAAAAAAATCGACTCCAAAATGACCGATATACTTTCTGAGTTCGATTTTATACCCGATTTGTTAGGTTATATGCTGGATAGCGAAAATTTTGGCTATTCCCTGGTTGAGCTATCGGTCGAGGACAATCGCCCTAAAGTAGAACTAATACCGCGGCGCAATGTAGTTCCCGATTTCGGACGTTTCTATCCCGATGCGTCGTACGACAATTACCTGGAATATCGCCAGGCAAAAGAGTACAAACGCTGGTTGCTGGAATTTAATTCGGGACACTTAGGGATGCTAAACAAAGCCGTTCCCTATGTGCTGTTTAAAAAATTTGCTGAGAGTTGCTGGTCGGAACTGTGCGAGATTTACGGTATACCGCCCCGTGTGCTAAAAACAGACACGCGCGACCCGCAAATGCTGGATAACGCCGAGGCAATGATGCGAGACATAGGCGCGGCGGCGTGGTTTATTATCGACTCTACGGAGGAATTTCAGTTTGCCCAGGGAGTAAATACGAACGGAGACGTTTATAGCAATCTTATCGGACACGCCAAAAACGAGATAAGCATGTTATTCAACGGCGCTATCATAGGGCAAGACACAAAGAACGGCAACGAGTCGAAAGAAAAGGTAAGCATGGAAATAGCCGACCGGCTGGTACAAGCCGACCGCCGAATGTGCGAGATTTATATGAATAGTCTTGTTATACCCGCTTTGTATCGTATCGGCTGGATTCCGGCGACGACCTCGAAATTTAAGTTTACAGCCGCCGAGGATTTAGACAAGCTTTTCGATATGACGGTACGGGTTATGCCGCATAAGAAAGTATCGGACAAATTTATAAAGGAGAAATTCGGCATCGAAGTGGAGGGCGACCGTTTCGACACACCACAACCATCAGAACCAACAAAGGAGGATAAAAAACTAAATTTTCGCTAAGCCCCTCCCCTGCGGGGAGGATGGGAGGGGCTATTGCTGAGTATTATAATTGTACATGTCCCGATTGTGGAGGCTATAAGGAGCGTGTCGCATTGTCAGCAACCGAAAATAATAGGTTACTTAAGGCGTTTAACAAAATAGCGCGCTGGGCGTACACCGAAAAAAAAACCGTCATTACTGCAGACGACCTGGACAATAAACACATACAGGCATTAACCGGTGAGATAAACAGCATTTTACAGGGTGCAATTTCGGAGGGTATCGCTTACGAAATACCCGCGGCTATGCTACAGCACCTCAGGCAAAACGTCTATGTCTTTTCGGGATGTAAAACATTTGCCGAGCTGCGCGAGATAAGCGATTTGCTTGTAGACGATAAAGGCGAGATAAAGCCCTTTTCGCGCTTCTTTAAAGACACCCGCCGAGTGCACAACGATTATAACGGCGCATACCTCGAAAGCGAATACCTGTTTGCTACCCAGTCGGCGCAAATGGCGAGCAAATGGGCGGATTTTGAAAAAGACGGCGACGAATATAATTTACAGTACCGTACGGCAAACGACGACCGTGTACGTTATTCGCACCAACTGCTACACAATATAACCCTACCACCGAGCAACCCGTTTTGGTCTAAGTTTATGCCACCCAATGGGTGGCGATGCAGGTGCAATGTAGTACAAGTGCGAAAAGAGCGTTATCCTGTGTCTAATAGCGAAAACTCCGCCGACCTGGGAAATAAAGCAACGTACACCATAGGAGCTGGAGGAAAAAACACAAGCGAAATGTTTCGCTTTAACCCGGGAAAGAGAAAAACAATCTTTCCTGAGACACACCCGTATTTTAAGGCAGCAAGCGCACTTGTATTAAAAAAAATAGAGCAAAACGAGAAACGGGAAACACCCGACAAAATAGTAAGCAAGAAGTATAAAAGCGGGGGCGAAATACAACAACCCGAACACCTGATACAAAACAGCCAGGAACAAGAAAAAAACACAACGGCATACACTTACTTGGCTAAAAATTACGGGGCGAAATATCGCCTGCTAAGCGTAGTAAACAAACACGGGCTTAAAAATCCCGATGCGCTCAACCTGGTTACAAACAAGTTTTCAGATGCTAAAATACCAACGAGCCCGAGCGGCAAAAACGCAGTACAAAACGCCATCAAAGAAGCATCTAAACAAGGGGTATCGGAGGTATATATTTATCTCGAAAATGAGTACAAAATGCAGGAAATATGGGCGGGCTTGAAAGCCGCGTTACAGAAAGGACGCGCAAAGCCCATCGAAACCGTAATAATAAAAATGAAAAGCGGCGAGGTGAAAAAATACAAGGTAGAAAAACTCCGAAAGGTATTTAAAGGCTCAAAATAAAAAAAGGGGCAAACGCTGAGCGCCTGTCCCTTTCTGGGGGAGTGGCGTACTGACGCCTCTCCAATGTTGAGACAAATATACAACTTATTTTGATATGAACAAAGCAATAGATAAAATTTTGAGAAACGTAAGAGTTGATTTAACAGAGGCTTACGACCGCAACTTTGAACGTAAAGCGTTTTTTAGCGGTGCGCCCTGGCTACCAACCAAACGACCCGTATCGCGCGGCTCGCTATTACTACGCAGCTCAGCTATGCGTAATTCTATCAAATCGGAGGTAAGAGGCGAGAGCATCGTTTTTACTTCGTCCAAACCATATACCGAAATACACAACGAGGGCGGAACTATTAACATGCCTGCGCGTAAGCAAGTGATACATTTTAATCAAAAGGGACGCTTCAGTAAGAATAATAAAAAAGCTTCTTACGCACAAAAAGCAAGCGTAGGGGCTCATACTGTGAAAATGCCAAAGCGCCAGTTTATAGGAGACGCCCCCGAGGTGGAGCAAATTGTTAAAGAAAATATAGACGAAGTACTGCCAAGCTCAATAAACGACTTTATGACCAAAATATTCAATATATGATTGCTGATTTAATACAAGATTTTCAAACGCGCCTGATGGTGCAAGTACCCGAACTGTTATACATAGACGAGGACTGGGGGCAACTGGATTACTACGATAAGTTTCCGCTTGTAAAATTTCCGTGTGCGCTTATCGACATACAAAACGCCACCTTTACAAACGACGGCGAACTTGCCCAACGGGGCGTTTTAACGGTAGTGGTTAAGCTTTATTTGCTCCGCCTGAGCAACACCTCAAATGCAGCCCCGCAAAGCCAAAAAAACAACGCAAAAAAGGGCTGGGCAATATATGAGAAAGTAAACCGAGCCTTACATGGGCAAGACTTCTTGCCCGTGGGATTCGCCGCACCCATACGCCAAAGCATGCAACGCGTAAAGCGTGCCGACGGTGTGTACCAGCGCGATATAACTTACACCATCGGTTTCTCCGATAATACCACCGTACCCGTGCGCCCCATCACGCCAGCCCGACCAACAATTAAAGCAGCTATTGAAACAGTATAGCAACAGAAAAGCCCCGCTAATTTTAGTGGGGCTTTTCTGTGTTTAAACGGTGTTTAAGTATTACTTAACATATTCCTTGTAAGCAATAACCCATTTTGGCGAGTCTCCATAATTTTTATTATAAAACTGTATTGAACAATCTGTATTATCAGAATTTAGCCAAAAAAGCTCCTCGCTTTTTTTAGGTAGCTTATTTACAATTATTTCTTTACTCTCAGGCGTAACACCTAAATCTTTGCAAAACAACTCCCAAAAGACATATAAGTCCAAAAAAGTACCCTCTATTTCATTTATTCTAAACACTCTTTTACCAACAATACCTAAATCTTTGTTTGCTCCAATAGTTGGTTTAAAAAATGAGAATGATACAAAAGGGACATCAGAACCTCTTTCAAATTCATCAGGATAAAAGGCAACTATATAATGATTAGCTCTATTGCTGTAATTTTCTCTTATATAAGACTTGCTTAACACTGAAAATAAACTATCTGATAATTCATTGACTGTTTTATAGTCGGTATTTGAGAGTTTATTTAATACAGAGTTTGAAGCTAAATTATGATAATCTCTATTTTGTGCGTTAATACAAAATGAGACACATACAGTTATTAATAAAATTATCTTTTTCATATCTATTAAATTTTTATCCAAAAATACAAAAGCCCTGCATTTCTGCAAGGCTTTTGTTAAAATTTATTTTCTTTCGGCTTAATTAAAATCAATTGCCAGTTGCCCTTTCTGGGCTTCGTGCATTTCTTCTTTTACATTGATACTCATATAGCGCCAAAACGTCCGCTCACCCATTGGGTAAAGTTTGTTTATATGCTGACGGTACGCCTGAGCCCTGGACTTACTCTGATTGCCGGGTTCAAAATTTTCAGCTACTATACTCTGTATAATCTCAGCGCGTTTCAATACGTTCATACGGCGGCTTTCGCGTCTTTTTTCTATAGTTCCTTGCATAGTCCCGATTTTTTAGTTTATCTTTGTAACAGTCAGCTACAAAGCCTCTAATTGTTTCAGGACAATGCGAGGCTTTTATTTTTTTGTGTTAAAGTCTCCCATTACTTCGTCAGGCATCCAGCGTATAACAATGTTGGCACATAGCCGCCCGGTACCGTTACATCGGTGGCAATCCGTTATATCTATATCGTCGCCCGCCGAGCCGTGATACTCGTTATTTTTTGTAAAATATCCGCGCCCCTGGCACGATGGACACTTGAAAGCGTCATATCTAAATACTTCGCTGTCGCTCCTAAGCCCGGTAATTGGAGGCTTTATCCTTAATATCACTTCTTTTTTACTCATTTGTTAGCTCTTTTAAGTTGTTTTTCCAGTTTATCCAGTTGTTGGCGTGCCCGTTCGGGTGTTACATTGTCGCCCTTATCCCATACGCGGCTGTTTTGGCTCATATCAGCCGCCAGCTCGCACCGCTCATTAAAATAGGTGCGAAACCAGCTCATTATTTTAGGCATATCCAGACTTTCGTAAAACTCGCCCAGCTCGCCGTTCTTTGCCCTACGGAACACTACCTGCACATCGGCAATAGTCAGATTGCAATAGGTAGCCACCACCTCGCGGGCAATGTTGTCTACCTGGCTATCGCGTAGCGGGCGTTTCAGGTTTACGTTTTCGCAAAGGTCAATAATATGCAGTTTGATAACCGCCTCTACCTTTTCCGCTCCATAATCGCGGCGCAATACTGCCAGGCTCGGATATTTATCCCTATCGCCGGCGGCCATTGCCAGGGCGTCGCTTACCGTACGTACATGCACCAGCTCGCGCCCCAATACGTCAGGAGATAAGGTCTTTAAGGACGCGAGCTTTGTAGTCGTTTGTAATTCCTGTTTTTTCGCCATTTTTTCGTATGCTTGCTACTATTTCGTTAAACTTGTTGTTAATTACAGTAAGAGAGAAAGCATTTTGTTTGTACCACTCGGGCAAATTACCAATAAGCGCCTTAAAGGTTACGAGGCTTTCCGTATCGTTGCCATCGTGGGCGTTTCCTATCTTTTCTATAATGCAGGCTAACGCTCGCCCGTCTTTTGCTCCAAAAGAGTAATCTAATCCCGTATTAGCCTTATACGTTTTCAGGAACACGTCGCGGCACTCGGTAAAAATCGTTACCACTTTCTCGCGATTTGCCCGCTCATACCGTACGCCCAAAGCCGCGGCGAGCGCTTCGCGTAATTGCTCTTTGCTCGCCTTTGTGCTTTGTAGGGTTTTAAGTTGTTGTTCTCGTGTCATTCGTAAAACTCGTTTTTAATGTTTTCTACGTTTTGAGATAGAAAGTATAACAACATTTCCAAATCGCCGTCGTAATGGAATAGCGCACCATCTACATACGCCTCCCACATTCCGTTTCTTTGTTTTATTTCAATCATTGTCTTAAAAGGTTATTAATCTCTGATTATTTTTACAATAACTATAATTAGGTAAATTATAAAAAAGAAAGCCAAAGGCAACCAGATAGGAGAAAATACCCACCACCACGACCATTCGGCAACCGCCGAAACACCTACAAGCTTTAATACTAAAAATACGATGAAAATAGCGCCCAAAATACTAATGCCGCCACCTGTTGAACTTGATTTGTTACTCATTATTTAAATACTGTTTAAATGGTTATAATTCGCTTATTTTATTAAGCCTGTCGGCTTCGTTTTGCGCCTCTTTTCGTGTATGATAGCTACTTATTTTATTGCCGTAACTGCTTGACCCGATATATTCCATTTTGAATACACACCAAAGCCCGTTACACAGGTCGACAATATATTCAGGCTTATTCATTTTCCTTTTTCAACTCAATATAAAAAGCCTCGTCTTGCACCACCTCAATACCACATTCTCGCATCGTTTCAGCCATACCCTCTTTTTCTCGGTCTGCAATTAGTTTTTCTTTATCAACCTCCACCGTTTTGCGTACGTAATCAGGATTTAGTTTTTCCAAAATTTTGGCAACCGCTTTTAGGGTATAGCCTTTAAGCGTTTTTATTTTGGGAGTACCCATACGGAAACCGATAACCCCATGCGTAAGCTCCAGGCTCTTTTTCTTCGAAAATTGCGTTTCTTTATTTTCCAGGGCGTAAGCCTTTATTAGCTCAAAGGCTTCGCTTTTCTCTGCCTCCAGTTTTGCCAGCTCGTCAGCCTTTGAGTCGCGTAACTTGGTAAATTTAACGTCTAAATCGGCGTTTATCTTTACTATTTGCGCGTCAGCGTTTGCGTAAATGGTCAATGCCTCATTCATTTTTTCGTCCGAAATGTTTGTCATAATGGTTGCTTTTACTCTTTTTGCCATGTTTGTTATTTTTTAAATGATTAATTCAAGTTTACTTTATTGATTAAATTGTCTAAAAATGCTTTGTAATTCTTATGTGTGAACTTGTTGTAGAGATTTTTAAGTGAGCGCAACGTTATGTTGTTGAACTGTTTTACTTTAGCAGCACAGCAAGCCACCCGCTTAACGTAGTCCATGTCGGGCGTATATCCGTTGCCCTCCAGGCTGGCAAAAATTGCCGCTATTAGTCGTTTGCGTGCCTTGTCGAGTTCGCCGTCGTGCTTTTTTGTCTTTACCGACAAATCGTTACGCATACGCTTATACGCTTGCGGGTATTTCTCGTAAAGCTCCTTTAAGCTTTCCGTTTTATGATTGGAATACTCCAATATGATAGACTCTTTTATCACATCATCATATCCCAGCCCGTAGCCCTCTATCGTTTTGAGGTGGGCAAAAAACCAGGCATGAGGGTTAGTTGTTTTCATATTAATGGATTTTTGTAATTTCTATTATTTTGGACATGTGAGCTCCATCATCAATTTTTGAGGGCGTACCGTCTTTTTTTACTTTATAAAAGCAACTCCATACATCTAAACCATTGTGATAAACAGAGACTTTAAGATGACGAAAAAAGCCATAAAAGCTTTTGCCATCTACTGTTTTTACTTCATACATACAGCCGATTTTCAAATCGTATTTCTCTAGAAAGTCGACTAGAACAAAACCTATTGTTTTGTTTAAGTCTTGTAGTCTATTATAAAAATCGTGTTTATAATTTTTTTTCATATTTTAAAAATGTTATTCTTTTTCTTTCTTTTTTGCCATTGCCCAGTATTCTCGTGCTTTTTGTTCGCTTATGGTTATTTCGCCGGCACCGCCGTAACGCGTTTTTGTTACATTGGCGATAAAGCCCTGAACCCGGATACAGACAAAAGCGTCGTAATAAATTGCCTGAGCCAGTGCGCCTTTGGGTTCTCCATTTTTTTCGTGTGATATAAAAATGAATAGCTTGTTAGGAAAATCGTCTATAAGTTCTTTGTATTCTTTTGTTTTAAGATTTGTATATTGCACTGAGTCGATAATTATAACCTCGGGCGAACGGCGTTTTTTTAGCCGCTCTTTAAGCTCGCTTATCGGCTCTTTATCCAGTAGCAGGAATTTACCCGACACATCCGACATGCCTGTACGGAGAAAAGCATCGCGCATTGAGAGCGACAAACCCTCTTCAATAGAGTCGTAAGCCGTGCGCTTTCCCAACTGAGCAAAGTATTTACCTAATTTCAGCGCAAAGCTTGTTTTTCCGTGTCCCGAATCGCCGAAAACTATCCACGCACCCTTTAGCTCAGGCAACCCGATAGCCCCCCGCCATTCGCCCGTAAATGCTAATACCTCGGGTTTATAGGTCGCCACCTCGTTAGGCGAAAGGGCTCGTTTGTTTTTCCGTGGGGTTACCTCACTCATTATACACTGTTTAATTACTGTTTAAAATCGTTTTTAAGCCACTTTCTTTGTTTTCTTGATATTTGCCTTGGTTAGCTTCTTTACGCGCCTTAAATCGCATTCGCTATTGTCTATTATTTTCTCAATAGAGCGCGAATCATTCAAGCCGTTAGCCTGGCATATTGCCGCCTGGTCGTCGTAAGTATTACCCTGCAAAACAATGAAGCGGCGACCTATCCGGCTATAAATCTCATTATAACCCTTTCGTTTGTTTTGCACGCCTCGCTTAATGCGTTTTTCGAGGAAATCAGTAGCCAGCAACACAAGCCCGCAATAGTCCTCTAACTGGTTGTACATAGTGATAAAGAAATAAAGCACCTGGTCGCTCAGTTTGTCGGCTTCGTCCATGATGATAAGCGGGCATTGCTGGCTTTTTAGCTCTTTTACAATGTATCGCACCATCTCGTTAACCGTATAGCCCGACGAGTCCAAGCCCATAGCCTCCATAAGTTCCAGCAAAAAAGTTTTACGATTCCAATACTCGGAGCAAACCAGGTGATAAGCGTTTTTATTTTCGGCGGCGTATTTCTGAGCCGTTGCCGTTTTTCCACAGCCTGCGTGCCCTACAATGGCGTGTACTTCGCTTTCGCCTTGCTCGGTTGCCTGAGCATCGGCAAGTAAATGATACAGCGTGTTGCTTACACTAGTTTCGACAAATACCCAGCCCTCGTTCGCGAAACCGATTTGAGCCGCCACACGCCGCCACATCTCGTTGGCTATCAAATCCCAATTCCCGTTAAGTATCTGCGAAATAGTCGCACTCGACACATTTCTCAGGCTATTAGCAGCTTTATTTATACCCTTTTCTTGTGGTTTCAGTGGGTTTTTGTATCGGTTACAATACATCTGCAAGGCTTCTTTAATTTGTTGTTTAATTTGCTCGTTCATAGTGTTTTATTTTTATTGTTTTACATTAAATCGTATATCGTTTCTACTTTTTGTTTTTCAGTTTTTTTGTTTATTATCTCGGTGGGGCTTACCTTAGGCTTTCTGCCCGCGTCGATATTGCGGTTATCTTTGTGTTGCCCCCGGCTGTCAGTCAGCATCAGGCGGGCAAGCGTGCCGCTTAGTTGTCTCTCGCGCTCCTGTAGGAAGTCGCGCACCGTTTCGCCTGTATCGGCTCTGAAATCGGTTACATACTCCACCATTTCACAATTAAACTGGTTTACGCGGCTCAGCGCCTCGCCGTCGCCCGCCTGGCGGTCTTTCAGCGCCATAGGCTGTACATGCTTTTTCTCCAGTATAAAACGGAGTGTACCGTCGTCATTTATAGCCAGTATGCGCGTAGTGTCGTCAGGGTCAAACAGTACCGCCCATTGCACCGAGGCGTGTTTGCGAAAATTCAGGTCGAAACAATCAAAATGCTGCTTAATACCCCGTATTGTAACATTCATACCGTCGCCCTGCAACATATTTTTATAGCCTGTACTTTCGCCAAAATGATACAAATAGCTTTCGTACGACAATGGTATTTTGTCAGCCTCAGCGGTTTTGCTCCAAAGCTCCAGGTATTCGTCGCGTTTCTTTTGACGCTCCATTTCGATAACGAGCTCCACTTGCTCGCACACGCCCGCGAAGTCGGGAAAATGCGTTTTATATTTATTCAGAAATTCGCTGTTTGGCTGTTTGTCTTTGCCGGAGGTAATACCAAAGCCCGACCAGTTAGGCTGCGTTTGGCAGTATGTTTTATTGATATACCCAAAATACGGCTCAATAACCTTTGCCTTAGCGTTCTTTGCACGGGCTGGCGTTACGTGCTTACCCATAGCTGCATAAAGCGGCTCTAAGGTATTGTAGGCGTATCTGTCTGATTGTATTTGATGGGCTCGGTACATCGAGCCGAATAGCCGGGCGGTATGTTGCGCCGCGTTGCGCAAAGCCGCTTTTATCAATTCCGGCGTTTCGTGCGTGCCTACCGCATAGCCTATAGGATATTTACAACAAGGGTCGAGCACTACAACCACCGTGGGGCGGTTATGGTAGGTTATTGTTTTACCGTTGTGTTTTTGGTAGAGCAATTCTACATCCCAGCCGTCGAGCGTCCAGTAAAAAAGCGGGCTTGTGGGAGCTGAGCGCTTCACCTGCATAGCCTTTTTGTTTGAGAAAGCAACCGAACCACGCCTACCGGCGTATATCTCCATTTCGTAGCGGTCGCGCCAGTTTGCCACCGTTGCGCCTGTTATCTTACGCCAGCCCATCGGCTCGGCTATTTGGTTATACAAGCGTGCCACTTGCTCATTATCCAGGTTGCGCGGGTCGGCAAGCAATTCGATTACAAGGCTCTCTTTTACTTTGTCGTTTATGCTTGCCGCGTTTCTTATACCTTTCAGAAAATTAGCGTGTATTAGCCCTGTGTAGCTTTCAGCCTTGTATTTGTCATATTTGCGTTGTAGAGACTCCGAGTTTTCGGGCAAGGTGTGCGGGTACTGCGTGCGGTCGAGGCTTTGCACCGCCTCGCTTATGTACTTCCACGCACCGCCCGTTTTTTGCCCTTTTGCCTTGCGTGGTACCACCTGTGTAGCGATAAACACCCCAATAGCGTCCAGAACAATAGCATTTGCATAGTATTCGCGGCGCGTTTTTATAGGCAGGTACCGCCCGTCGCTTAGCTTGTAACCCTCAAAAAACACACTCGCCTCAGTGTTGTGCTCTATCAAACCCTCTAAAATGTTTTGTTTAGCCATTTTATAGGGGTCGCCGCCCATTTTTTCCACTATTGCTGCCTTAAATCGGTCGGGCAAACTATCATAAGCCACCAGTGCCGGAGTACCCCGGCTCGCACGGCGTACAACCTGTATTTGTTTGCGCTCTATGGCATGCTTGTATATACTAAAAGTACATATCTCATTATCAACCAACCAACCAGCCTCAAAGCAAAGTATATTATTAAAGTACTGCATAATCTGAAATGTTTTTTTGTTCCCGCCCGGGGCTCGAACCCGGGCGCTTGCCTATCGGAATAATTGATTAACTTTATACTGTCTAATTCTTAAAATCAATAATTATGGATTATATCGAAATTCTTAAAGCACAGCATCAACAAATAGAGGCTATACAGGCATCTATCGAATTACTGGAGGTGCGAGTTAAATTCTTCGAGAATTATTTAAAGGAGTCAAATTTCGAGTTGTGGGCTCAATATCAACGTTTTGTTTATAGCGAGACTCAGCGGCTTTTAAAAGATGCTCGCACCGCTCTCGGCAACTTGCCCGATTTTCCTGAACCCGTTGAATAACCGATTCATTATGTTTTGCAATATTCTTGTTGATTGCTATTTCGGAAATTTTGGCTTTGAATGGCGAACCGAAACTATCAACCTTTTCAAGTTTCTTTATTTCGACTTCGTTAAATGTGGTCTGAATTCTTACAAAGCCTATTATCTTACTCCACAAAGCACGGCGACGGGTGTCATAATATTTAAAAGGAGTTTTACCGAGGCTTCGACGGTATCTTGAAGCCTCACGCACTTCTATATATCCGTCGCAACAGTCTATTAAATTTGTACAGTTTTTTGCTATTGTATTAGTTGATAATTTCCCCATGATTTTATATTATTGATAATCTGATTAATAAATAGATAAGATAAGCACCTATTGGAGCAAGTATTGCCAGGCAAATACGTTCATTAAGCGGGTCGCTCAGTAGCTTATCAAAAAGCCAGTAGATAAATGCTTTCATATTGCTTTTTGAGTTTCCGAACGTTCTACTACTACACCGCCCATTTTTAGGGCTGCTTCTCTTATCCTGTAAGCAAGGGCGGTATTTGTTTTAAATGCTAATGCAGTACGCACTGTAGGATACGAGGTATTAAACAGCTTCTTTAGCTTCAACTTTTGACCATTGCCGACTAAAATCTCTTTTCTGACCATAATTTTTATTTTTAATTGTTTTATGTACCTTTATCGCGTCTTTCATTGTGAAAGGCAATGCAAATATAGAAAATATATTTTCGATAAACCAAATAAAATGATAATTAATTTGCGATGATAAAAGAAAGAATTATACAATTCATTGAATACAAGGGAATACCGAAAGAAGAATTTTATTTAAAAATTGGTATGACGTCAGCCAGCTTTAGAGGAAATGCAAAAAAAACGCCCCTGAATTCAAATGCTATCGAAAATATATTATCGGAAATACCCGATATTAATCCCGAGTGGCTGTTAACTGGAAAAGGCGAAATGATAAAGGGCGAAAATGAACTTGTTAAAACAAAGATAACGCCCTACAAGTTAAAGACGGACGGCGCAGGAATGGTTCATCAGGAAATACCACTTTATGAGTTAGAGGCAAGCGCAGGGCTTACCACACTATTCAGCTCTGATGTAAATCAAATACCCGTCGACTTTATCAGCGTACCGAATGCTCCCAAATGCGATGGGGCAATATTTGTGCGCGGTGATAGTATGTACCCAATACTTAAAGCTGGCGATATTGTTTGTTACAAAACAATACATAGCATAGAGAGTATATATTATGGAGAAATGTACCTAATTGATATAAATGTAGAGGGCGACCAGTATCTCACATTTAAGTATGTACAGAAGTCCGACAAAGGTGATGAATATTTATGTTTAGTAAGTCAGAACCCACACCATGCCCCTAAAGATATTTTTAAATCTGATATACGGGCTTTAGCAATAGTAAAATTATCAATTCGTTATAACACAAATGTGTAAAAACTATGACACAGGAGGAATTAGATAAACAAGGGCTTTTTAAAGGCAAATCAATAAGAGTATGTAAAAAATCTATTGGCGTTATGCTGGAGTCATTATTGCCCACTGAAAATGTTATTATAGCAATAAATTGTAATATTGGAAGCACAAACACCCCTGGAGTACTCACGCTTACCGACAAACGTCTTATATTTACATCTAAAGTACTATTTACAGTTGTAAGACACGATTTTCCACTAAAAAACATAACTTCTTTATCATTAGGAAGTGCATTTTCAAACAAGCTAATAATAGATAGTTTTAGTCTATCAATGACAATAACTGCTATAGATAGAAAGGTTGCGCAAGATATTATAAACCAGTTTCATTCGCTAACTTTATGATGTATTAATGTTTATATCAAAGATAAAGAGCTTATGAGTCAGTTAATAAGCATATTAAGCGACGCAAAAGACAAATAATTGTATAAATCCGGTAAGAAAAAACGTCGTTTTTCAATTAAATAACTGAAAATAAGGTATTTATACTGAAAACAAAGTGCTTTTTTGTGGCTTTATGGGGTATGTTAAGCCTGTTTTTGTGGCTTTTTCGTTGTTTTAATGGCTTTATGTATGTCGGTGGGCTCTCGAAAATGCCATCTTTTGACCGCCCATTTGACCGCCCATTTGACCGCCCAAAGGTAAAAAACAGGAAAAACGGGTTTTTGTGGCTTGCTGTTAACCGCTGTTTAAATAGCAGTTATGTGGTAATAAAACAGGGCTTAAATGGGGCGGTTTATGCTGTATTTATGGGGTTTTAGGGTATTCGCCACGCCATAATTAAAAAAAGGAGCTGTAAAAGCTCCCTTTATACCTGGTCAACGGACAATCAAGGGACATGTAATTCCCTTTTTCGATGATTCATTTTAATTTACTCTTACGCTTTTTTACTCGTAACTTGCTATATATCAAATAAATTATATGATTTTAAGAAAAACGCTTTTTCGATTTTTCTTTTTTACCCCCGTACATAGGCGCATACTCTTGTTCAGCTAGCCTATAGATTTTTTCCGATTCTTCTACAAGTTTTCGAATATCTTCATAAAATTCTTTTGTTATTTGCTTCTCATCCATTTATTATGATCATTTTTTGCGGATCAAAGGTTAAATGTTCATTATGTGAGACATAGCCCAACTGATTGGAAACACAATAGGTATTCCCTATCTGTTTGTCTATATTACGATGCGAATGTCCATAAATCCAATATTCTATTGGGCTGGATTCAATGTATTCTATTAGCTCGACTGTAAATGCTCCGTTTATTTTGCTTCCTGCAAAATCAGGAGATGCTAATTGAAATGATGGGACGTGATGGGTCACAACAATAATATGTTTTGCTATGCTTTTTGTTACTTCATCCTGAATAAAACGAAAACAGTTGTCGTGTTCGCGATTGAAATCGGCAAAAGTCAATATTTCTCCATTGAACAGAATACGATGAAAATCAGTAACACCACGCTCTGTTAGATAGGCTTCCTCTAATGGTATTTTTGCCCACAATGTTGAAACAATTATGTCGGTATCCTCTATGCTGATAACATCGTTATAGTAACACTTCACATTCTCTCGAATGGAACAAACCAACCCATGTGGCATCTTTGCCAAGTCGTAATACTTATACAACTCGTGGTTTCCTACAGCGACAATCACTTGCTTGAAATTCTCCGAAGCCCAATCCCAAAATGGATGCTTGCTGTAATTATCATCATTCAGGTATCCAATATCACCCGCAAGGATAAGAATATCACCTACCGGAATAAGTGGAGATTCCTTTAGAAACCTTGAATTATCATGAAATTCAAGATGTAAGTCGGATGCGTACTGTATTTTCATAATCCAAACACAGTCTTTAATTGAGTAGTAAACTCATCAATGGTAATTTCTGCTCCAAGTCCTAATTCTTTGGATAACCCGGTTGTTCCCAAACCATCTTCTTTTATCATTTCAAGAAATGTCCTTAAATCATTCTTTATAACTTCCGGGATTTCATATCTGTCACTTCCGGTAAAGGTTGAGGTAATACGAAAAATATCGTTTTTGTGTTTTGTAATATCCTCCGATCTTACCGACTCACCTCCTGCTTTACGCTTCGAGTTATTAATATATGCTATTGCCTTAAGTACAACAATGGCATCTTTATCCACGAAATTTAGATCATCTAAAACTACCGTATGAGATGTTGCATAGTGGTAATAGTCATCATCCAAAAGGATAGCAGAAAGACTTGATAAATCTTCTCCGACAGGAATTGGAGTCAAATGCGAGCCTTCCGGCACTTTAATCAGATCTGGTACTCTTGAAAAGAGTTCAATTTGTAAAGGAAAACCTTCTGATTTAGGTTTAATAAACCGGTAGAATTGTGTCTTTTCAGATATGGTTTGCCACAACTCATATTCTCCGGCTCTAATAAACTCCCAGAATCGTTTAACAAATTCATCACTTAATGCTTCCACAATCAGAATCGCATCAATATCCTTTGTTGCTCGTGGTTTCAGGCCTTCATCTTCGATAAGTTCACTGCATGCAGTTCCGCCAATAATCACATAATTGCCTGCATACCCCTTGAAATACTCCCGAAATATATCTAATCCTCTTACCAT